GTACAGCGCAGGCCGCAAGGCGTTCTCCTCGAAGGAGATGGCTTGGAAGTTCGGCACGTGGTGTCTCGCAACTCTCGGCCACAAGAAGTCGGTCGAGAATTGCAAGAACTTCGGTATCGCGATCAAGGCTCATACCGAAGGCGTGAACTCGCAAGGTGGCTTCCTCGTTCCTGACGAGATGGCCGCTGAACTCGTCACGCTTCGCGAGCAGTACGGTGTCTTCCGTCGCAACGCGAAGATCTACCGCATGACCTCGGACACGCTCCGCATCCCTCGCAAGAATACGGGCCTCACGGCGTTCTGGGTCGGCGAAGCGATCGCCGCGACCGAGTCGACGATGGGCTTCGACAACGTGCAACTCGTCGCGAAGAAGTTGACCGCGCTGACGACCGTCTCGAATGAACTCCTCGAAGACTCGATCATCGACCTCGCGAGCGATGTCGCGAATGAAATCGCGTACCAGTTCGCCTTCAAGGAAGACGACGCAGGCTTCAACGGCGACGGCACGTCGACATACGGCGGCGTGGTCGGCCTCGCAACTGCGCTCTCGAACGCGACCTATCAAGTCAGCGACTCCGGCGCGGCGACGAACTATTCAAACATCACGTCGGCTCAAGTTTCGACGGCGTTTGCATTGCTTCCTGCTTGGGCGTTCCAACGAAACAACGTGAAGATCTTCTGCAACAAGTCGACCTATCACGCGGTATTCGAGCGTCTCGCGTTTGCCGCAGGTGGCACGACCGCGAGCGAAATCGTGAATGGCATTGCGACTCCGAAGTTCTTCGGAACTCCAGTCGAATTCACCCAAGTCATTCCGTACACGCCAACGACTGGCGATTCGGTCGTTGCCTACATCGGCGACCTCTCGCAAGCCTGCTACCTCGGCGATCGCCGCGCGACCTCGATCGCGTTCAGCGATTCGGCTCTCAACGCCTTCGAACAAGACGAGCGCGTCGTTCGTGGAACCGAGCGCGTCGACATCGTGTGCGCGAACGTCGGATCGTCGTCCGCAACTGGTGGCATCATCAAGTTCACCTTCTGATCCATAGGAGAAAGCACACATGAAAGCGAATTACAAGATCATTACCGTCGCAGGCGCGGCGACTGCCGCAGGCCTCTTGACCGCAGAATTCGACACGCTCGGATTCTCATACGCATCGATTGCCTTCGTCGACGGAACCTCTCCGACTACTCACGGCCTTTCGACCGTTCTCACGAATCAGTACATTCAACACAGCGACACGGCAGGCTCCGGCCACGCTGCGATTTCTGGCTTCGTTCCTGGAACGGACTGGACTCCATCGAGCGCGGCAGTTGCGACCAACGTCGCGAAGGTCGTCTACAACGTCGACCTCCGAGGCCGCAAGCGATACCTGAAGGTTCAGGCATCGGCAGGCGGCGCGATGACGACGGGCGCACTCGTTTGCACTCTCACGAATCCTGCAGATGGTCGCGTGACCGCTGCGGAAATCGGCGCAGGCGCAGTCGTCAACGGCTGATCGGTAAATGCCTGAATGAAAAGAGAGGCGAGGGAAACCTCGCCTCTCTTCTTCGGGAGGAAGCATGAAGGAATCTCAAGACTTCAAGATGATCGTTCTCGATCAGTCATTCGGGCAGAGTTTCACGGCATCCGTCGACACTCAAGGATACCGATACGCTCGAATCATCTCCTGTTCGGATTCTGCGGGAAGGCTCGCGAGCGGAACGAAGATCGAGCAGTCGGACAATGGAGTCACTTGGGAGGCCATTCCGAAGATGGTCGTCGGAGTCGACTACTTTCTTCCGGAAAAGGCGACATCGACGACACAACCGAAGATCGTTTGGGATGTCTCGATGCTCGGGAAGAAGCGATTCCTCAAAGCGACCATCGAGCAGATTGCTGAAGGGAATTCGATCATCATGGCTCAACTTCTTGAGCCGATCGACTCCGTAACGACTGCCGACGAAACGGGAGTCACGACCTACGCGCTCGGATGATTTACGAACCTCTTTCTTTTTCCGGTGGGGAGGCGGCCTGTCCGTCTCCCCTCTATCATTCCAAAGCCTCACGGCAAGGAGACATCATGGAAGAACTGAAGGACGGAGCCGACATCGGCTCGGGCTTGACGCAGATCCGCACAGAGGACGCTATTCCTTGGCTTCGCTCGATCGCATCGCAAATCAAAGACGGAGGAGAACTCCGGCTCGAAGTGCCTGATCTCGACGGAGTCTTGAAAGCCTACAACGACGGCGAGCCAGAGACGGAGAAGATGCTTATCGGTGAAGGAGCGAAGTCGCTTTGGAATCGCGAGAAACTCTCGCGCGTTCTGAATCTCGCAGGCTTCGAGATCTCGCGCGGGAAGAATGGTTGGGCTTGGAACGAGACGAAGACGAAGATTTCAGTCGTCGCTCGCAAGTACTCGCGGCCTGCGCCGTCTTTCCCGATGAAAGACATTCATTGCATCATGTCACTTCCGCGCGTTTGTTGGACGGACACGCAAGGCGTTCTGCATCATGCGGCGGCCTCGCTTGGCTTCAACGTCACGCGATCGACCGGAGTCTTCTGGGGCCAATGCCTCGAACGTCTTCTCGAAACTTGCCTGACGATGGAAGGCATCAAGTACGTTCTGACGGTCGACTACGATTCGATCTTCGACTCAGAAGACATCATTCGGCTCTGGCAAGTCATGGAGACGCGGCCTGACGTTGCCGCGCTCTGTCCGCTTCAGATCGGACGAGACAAAGATCTGCCGCTCTTCTCGATCAAGAACGACGACGGAACTCTTCTCAAGGAGATGACAGAAGATCGGCTCTACACGGACGCGCTCGAAATGAACACAGGTCACTTCGGCCTGACGCTGATTCGCCTTGATGCGATTCGAGATCTTCCGAGGCCGTTCTTCCTCGGCGTTCCGAACAAGAACGGCAACTGGGAAGAAGGTCGCGTCGATGACGATATCTTCTTCTGGAATCGTCTCCGCGAAGCAGGGAGGAAGATTTGCCTCTGTCCGCGCGTTCGCATTGGCCATCTTCAGAACGTCGTGACGTGGCCTGCCGAAGACTGTCGAGCAATCACGCAATATCTCTCGAAATACCATGAAGACGGGAGACCGACCGAATGCATGACCTTCTGATTGTCCTGCGAAACTGCGCGATTCACGTCGATGGCGTAGGCCGCAGAGATCTTCGAGCGGGAACGATCGTCAACGTCTCGCACGAAGCAGCGAAGACTCTCGTCTCGAAGGGATACGCGAAACACGCGATCGAGCCTGCTCCGCTCTTTGTGGATTCGACTCGACTGAATCAAACGCCGAAGAAGAAGCCAAGGAGAGCCGATGGCAGTAGCAACGAACTCGCTGACGACCTTGACAAGCCTCAAAGCGTATCTCGGCGTGACGACGACGACGGACGACGCGCTGATGGACAGCCTGATCGACCGGGCGAGTGAATACATTCAGCGATATTGCGCTCGGAACTTTGTCTCTCAGCGATACTACGAGTGGCACGATACATACGGCGCAGATCGAATCGCTCTGAAGCAGAATCCAGTCGAGCACGTTCGATTCGTCGGAGTAGGCTACGACAACGCTGTCTCCGTTCAATCAACAATCTCAAGCGATATCTCCGTGACGATCGGAGTCGATAGCGATCACGTGCATCTCCATCGAATCAATTCGTCTGGAGTCGAGACATCGATTCAAACCGTGTTCGCAACGTATCCATCGACGAATCTTCTCGCGGCGGCGATCTCTGGCGTGACGGGATTTTCGGCGAGCGCGGTCTTGAATTTGCCGACTAAGTACCTTCGCAAGATCGCAGGCGCGGATCTCAAGCAGAAGACGATCTACCTTCAGGCTCCGACGGATTCGCTGACTGACTACATGATCGACGATGCGAGGGGAATCATTTACGGGCCTACGCTTACGCAGTATCGTTCGTTCTTCGTTGACTATGAAGGAGGTTACGAGACAGTTCCTTTCGATCTTCAGCAAGCGACGATCGAGATGGCATCTCGTCTTCTGAACTCGAGGAAGCGCGATCCGAGCCTTCAGAGCGAATCGCTCGGGGGATACTCGTACTCGCTTCGATCCGTTTCCGATCTCGATTCTTCGACGAAGTTGGTTCTCGATTCGTATCGGAGGCTTCGATGAGCATCGCGAGCATGATCTCGCAGTTCGGAATCCTCCTTCAGATTCGCGTTCCGGTCTACGCTGTCGCGACGGACGGAAGCGTCACCCGATCGTATGGCCGCGTAAGCGAGGCTCGCGGATTCATTCAGCCAAGCGGACAATCGGATCAAGTCTTCCAAGGTCGCATCAACGGCAGACGCAACGTGACGATCTACTTCGAAGGCGCACTCGATATCTCGGTCGATGCTGAGATCCACGATTCGATCTTTCTTCCGGCTCGGCAATGGCGAGTCACGGGAACGACGAATCCCGGCGAACTCGGCCAGAGCGGAGCGTCGCGGCATTTGAATATGACCGTTGTAGACGCTGTCGAGATCAATCCTGAATACGATGAGGATCAAGTGACTCCATGAGCGGTGCGAAGTTCAATCACGACGCGATTCTCGAAACGATGCGAGTCGGCCTCCGCGAAGGCATGGACGCAACACTCGTCGGATCTGCTCGACTTGTGCGCCGTCAGTTGTCGAAGCCCGGAATGGGCTTTCTGTATCGAGTCGCGAAGGGAAATGCGAAGGGCCGGAATCTTAGAGCGCGTGGCTACCATCGCGCCTCGCTTCCCGGTCAATCTCCTGCTGTGAATACGAATCGACTCCGCGCTTCATGGAGCGTCGAGACGGTCGGCAATCGTCCAGAAGGATTCGCGAACATCTTCGAGAACGGTCGCGCTGTAGTGCTTCGATACGGAAGCAATGTGCCATACGCTCCGATGCTTGAATTCGGAACTCGTCGCATGAAGCCAAGGCCTTACATCAAGCCTACGCTTCCGCAGATTTCCAACATCTCGCAACGCTTCCTCAAGATCGCGGTCAAGCGAGCATTCGCGAGGACTCCATGAGCAAGGCAATTCTCGACGCGATCAAAGGTCGGCTGTACGCGACGACTGCGCTGACGACCGAACTGACTTCGCGCATTTACTACAACTCCGCTCCGGCAGATGCGAGGCTTCCGCTTCTCGTCTATACGGCGACCGTGAGGACGACTCCGTTCTTTGGCTCGATCACTCGGCACGAAGTCGAGATCGAGTTTGCGACTCAGTATGACAATCGCGGAGGGACAGACATCTATCTCGTATCGGATGGACTGGCGACGGCCTTCTCGACTCCGATCACGGTCACGGGATTCGACGCGCTTCGAGGCGTTCGCATCGAGCGCGGTGTGCCATCATTCGCGGATGATGGTTGGACGATGGTAGAGCGGTGGCGTTTCATCGCGCATGACACATAAGGAAACCAAATGGCAATCGATACCTACGTCATCGGCAACGACGGAAACGTCGCGTACTCGCTGAACTCCGCGACTCAAGTCTTCTTCAAAGTGCAGAGTTACGCCGCGACTTTGCAGCGTCCAGTTTCGACTCTGACGGCCTTCGGCGATACGGGACAGCGCAAGCGTCTCGGTATGCTCGATTTGACTGGCTCGCTGAATGCAGTCATCGGTATTGATTCGACAGGCTCAACGAGCACATCGAATACCGCGATCGTTCTCATCTCCTCGCAAGATGTGGCAACAACTCGTCCCGCAGTCACGCTGTCGATTTACGATTCGACATCGACGAGCGACGCGAAGATCACATCGAATGCCGTCTTCTCCTCGTTTGCATTCAACTCGTCGAAGACTGGCGACACGACTGTGACCGTCAATTTCGAGAACGCAGACGGCTCGGCTCCAGTCGTTACTTGGCTGATCTGATGAGCATCTCTGCCTCTGAAGTCATTCCTCTATTCGGGCCTTCCGATGTCGACTGGATCGTGACGCTTGTCACGAAACAGGGAAGGATCGTCTCGCGCCGAGTCAGTCCCGGCAGGCTCGATGAGGAAACAGCAGTCAGAGTCGCGATGAACGCGAGCGAGATCGGCATTGCGAATCTTGATTCGTATTCCGTGCGTCGCGCATCCGATCGATCACTCGTTGCCAACGGCGACGAGTTTCTCGCACATCTCAAATCGAAGAAGAGGAACTAATGGTTCACCCTTGGAACGAGACGCTTCCAGACGGTCGCGTCGTCGCGATTCGGCCTTTGACCGTTCGTCAGCGTATCGCGCTCACCAACGAACTCGCAGACATTCGAGCAAGCGAAGCGAGGAAGGCGGCAGAGATTGCAGGCCTTCCCGTTTCGCTTCAGGCCGTCGAGAAGGCTCGCAGGGACGCTCTCGTCGCTTCATCCCTAGTTCTGGACTGCTACACGCTCGCAGGCTCCCTGCGCGTTCTGTGCGCCGCGAGCGAGTTCGGCGAGTTGATCGCGGATTCGGTCGACGCGAAGCGAGCGACGGAGATCGCGCTCCGTGCGCTCGGATTCGGTGGAGACGATCGAGAAGAGAAGCAAGCGGGAAACTGAGTGGGCCTCCGCGCGAGCCGATGCCGCGTGACTATCTCGCGGAGGCGCATCTCATCGCACGAACTGCCGCAGGCCTTGGGAATCCGCTTGATCTGACGTGCGCCGAATTCGACCGACATCTCATGCTTTGCTTGAAAGGCTACGAGTCGAGTCAGACTGCGTCGACTGATTCGCGCGACTGGGCGCGACGATATGTAGAGCGGAGCATCACATGAAGGGCGGCGACATTTACATTGACGTTCGCGCGAACTACTCCGCAATGGAGCGCGATCTTGTCGAGGCAGAGTCAAAGGCCGCAGCGTCCGCCGAAGGCGCAGCGAAACAGTACGAGTCGAAATTCGGCGGATGGCTCCAGAAGAGCGCAGGAAGCGTCTCGAAGAAGATCGAAGGCTTCCTAAATCCGATCCAACTGCTCGATCGAGTCGCGGATTTCGCGGAGCGAGCCGGAGAAGAAGGCATCGGCTCCGCGCTCGATGGCCTCGCGAAGTCGACGCCGATCATCGGCGCGGCCTACCGAATCGGAACGGCGATCGGTCAGTCCGTGATGAATGCCTTCGGCGCGGAGACGAACGAGCAGTTCGCCGCGCGTGTCGAGCAGGAACTCGCAGACGCGCAGGCTCGCGCGGATCGTCAGCGCAAGATCGCGCAGGGACAAGAAGCAGAGGCTCGCCAGACGTTTGGGCTTGAGCAGGAAGCAGGCGCGGCAGAGTTCGAGGCACAGATGCGCCAACTTGAGCGCACCGGCCAAGCGGAACGCGCGATCTTCCTTCGAGGCTTGAACGAAGAGGAGCGTCTCCAGACTGAAATGGAATTGCGAGTCGCAGATGCCGCGAACGAAGCGCAGGCTGACGCGATTCGTCGACTGTATGAAGCGAAGATCCAATCGAACGCCGACGAGACGCGCGACAAACTCGATAAGCAGAAGGCCGCAGACAAGGCCGCTGCCGAGGCTCGAATCGCAGAAGAGACTCGCGCGGCAGATGAGATCGCGAAGGCCGAGGCCGATGCCATCGCGAAGGCGCAACGTGAGCAGGAGAAGGCCGATCAGGAGGCCGCTCGCGCTCGCGAGAAAGCAAACGCCGATCAGGAGCGACGATTCGCAGAGGCTACTCGACTCGAAGAAGAGCGCATCTCTTCGCAGGCCGCAGGCATCACCGGCGCGAATACTGCGCTCGGAACTTTCCGCTTTGATGCGTACCCGGACAACGACAAGCGGCGGAACGATGAGCGTATGGTTCGAGGCATCGAGACGCTCGTCGCGAACTCTGGAACTGGTGGAGGATTCGTCTGATGGCTTTCGAGTTTGTCGAGTTACAGGAGACGCGAGGATTTAGCGACAGCGGAGGCCGCGTCAGCGCGAGCCGAACTTTCCGTTGTTGGGACGATGCCGCGCCGCTTACGTCGCCGAAGATGGTCAAGGATCATTTCGGAGTCGAGTTGCCTGACATCCGCGAAGAGTTCCCCGATGAGAAATTGATCTTCGCGACGGCCTTCTCGATCAAGCACATTCCCGAATCGCGCAACGTGTGGGAAGTGCAATTCACCTACGAGAACACAGAGCCAGCAGACAGACTTCCGAATGAGGAAGGCTATGTGCAGATCACGATCGACTACGCTTCTGAGTTTCGCGATGCGTGGCGAACAGGCCCAACGATTCCCGCGAATGGAACGCAGACGGGCCTCGATTGCGGCGGAACTCCGATCGACAAGGCCGGAGTACCTCTCTCGATTCTCGTTCGCATGAGTGATATCACGATCACAGAAACCGTCTCTGCGGCGAGTTTCCCCGAGCGATCTTTGAAGATTCGGCAGGCGCGAGGCCGTCGCAATTCGACGATCTTCCAAGGCGCACCGATCGGGCAAGTTCTGTATCTCGGCGCGAATGCATCGCGAATCGGCCTTGAGAAATTCTCGATCACGCACAAGTTTCGACAGGACGAGTTCCTGCACATGATCCAAAGCCCGAGGCGAAATCAACTCGGCATTGTCGAGCCAGTCGCAGACGCTCAAGGAATCTTCAGAGCAGGCAACGTCGATCTCGTTCAGCCTTTCCCGAACTTCGCAGACTTCAATCTTCTTTCGGAGAATTTCTAATGGCTCGCGAGATCACGGTCAATCTCAAGATTTCAACTCTCAAGGGAGATCTCAATCACACAGAGAATCCCGGAACGCTCTTCGTCGATCTCACGGGAACGACAGCGATCGGCGGCGCGGCAACCGTAACGACAACTGCCGCTGCGCTCACGATGGGTAGCGTCTCATCCGCAGGATATGCGTACTTCAAGAACACAGGCCCGACGAACTTCGTCGAGATCGGTACAGGCACAGGCGGCTCATTCGTCGCGTTCCTGAAGTTGAAAGCAGGCGAGGCCGCGATCTGTAGGCTCGGTACAAACACTCCGACCGCGCGAGCGAACACTGCGAGCGTCGCGCTTCAATACTACATCTTGGCGGACTGATGACGCTTCCAAAGTTCACCGCAGGCCAAGTCGGCAAACTCGAATTCCATCATCTCAACGAGGCGTTCGAGCGCATCGAGAGACTGGACGGGAATCCTGCGCTTGTCGCGGCATCCGGGCCAGTCCTTGGCCGAGTGATCCTCGTTCGGATCACGGGACAGAGCGGAAGCGGAAACGCAATCAAGGGAAGTTTCGAAGAAGTCGCGCTCTCGACTGTCGGTTCGAATTCATACGTCGCCGTATCTGGAGGTGTGACTTCGGCAGTATCAGGCGATACGTACGGCGCACCGATCGTCTTTCCTTGCTCCGCAGTCGGCACGATTGTTCCGGTGCTTGGACACATTGCTCATAATGGGAAACTCTATTTCCGAGAGTGCGCCGGAGTTTCTTCTGCCGCAGGAGTTCGCGCCGGACGAATCACAGCATCGACGCAGATCACGGCGAATACGAGATGGCTCTACACGCTGACCGACGTTCGAGTCAATACGCTCGCCGCAGGAACGTATACGGCGACTGGAGTCGGATCATTTCAGGCATTGAACGGATGCGAAGAAGCAGTCGATAGCGTGGCGAATCGAAACATCGGAGTCGGAACGATTCACGTCGCTGGATCGACTGCGACTCGTCAGCCGATCAAGAATAACACGATCGTCGTCTGCACAGAAACTCTCGGCGGATTCGTTTTCTCTGTACCGAATGGCTATGCCTTCACTTGCACATGAGCGCGATACCTTCAACCATCAACTCGATGACGCGCTTCAACGAACGAAGGCGAATCGTCTCCGCGCTCGCGAAGACATCGACTCTCGTCGTCTATGAAGTTCCGGCAGGAAAGAGGCTTCGCATCGAGTCGATGAGCGTTTGCAATGTCGCGACGACGACGGCGACTTTCCGATTCCACGTTGTCGGAGCGAATGAATCCATTGCGTCTTCGAATGCGGTTTACTATGACAATCCGCTTCGAGGGAATGCCACAGTCCTCGATGATTCGATTCGGTATCTGAACGCCGGAGATCGGATCGCTATTCGATCGGACACGGCGAGCGCGATCGTCGTCCAGATTCACGGAGTCGAAGAGTGAGCGTCGACGCGGCCTGCACCGCTTGTTGCTGTGGCGGATCTGTCTCGTGCTGCTTTCCTGACGCATCGAAGCCTATCGAGATCAACTATGTGACTCGAAGATCGACGTTTGCAGGCGCGACGGAAGTCGAGAGATATCTCGTTTCCGTTTCGATCACGACGACGATGATCCGGAATTCGATACCGGGGTCGCCATTCGTTGCATTCATGCAATCAAGCGGAGGCACTTTGCTTGCGCGAGTTGAAAGTGTCGCGCTCGAAGGAAGAAGTCCGGTTCCCGGTGTCATCTGCCCGGGACAGCCGAATCCGTATGAGTGTCCTCCATGCAATTCCTTCGTGAATTGCAACTCATATAACTGGGTCTATTCCGGCCCTCTTCCAAATGGATCGGTCGTCATCAACTGTATTGATCTCTGTCCTGCTCCACCGTCGACAGTCATACAGAGGCCTGCGTATAGGCTCGGAGTCTCGATCGGCTCGAATGTGCTTGGAACTCTCACAGAAAGAAATGGCAACAACGAGACATTCTCTCTTTGTGGGCCGGAGACGATCACAAGCACTCCGAACGTGGCTTTGTTGAATGGATTCAATTTCCAAGTTTACGGATCGAGTGCTTGCCTTGATTCATCGACCTTCTCGAATGGCTACGCGACAGGCGGCGAAGTACTCGGAGGGAATGGCGTTCCATGCTCTTCGCATCCATGCTATGACCCAAATTTCTCCATCTCCTCGATCTGCCTGAACGGCAATCCGATTCCCGCTTGCATGGGTTACTCCGTCTCTACTTGTCCCGAGTTGCGTTGCAATCCATTCGGAGGAGCAATCGCGGGAAATGCGTATGAATGCTTCGGTGTGGATTGCTTAGGAAATGGAATTTCCTTCGGATGGCAAGGATGCGATTCATTCCCCGGACAGACGGTGAACGAGGGAACTGCTTGTGAAATTTCAGTACGCAACGAAGCGACAAAATCTTGCTCGGTGATTTATGGCTGACGGTTGCTTCTTCCTTCGAATCAGCGGCGACATCTGCGAGCATCCGATCCTCGCAGGCCCAACGAATCTAGAGAAGTGCGCGAGTTGCTCGAAGTATCGAGGCAGGCCGCGAGGCCTTGGCGATGTAGTTCACTCGATCACGACTGCGACAGGCATCGCGAAGGCCGTCGATACTGTGACTGGCGGATGTGGAGGATGCGCCGCACGTCGTGCCGCGCTGAACGCGGCGGTTCCATTCTCCGATACTCCGAAGGAGAAATAGCATGGCATTTACCTACACAGGCACGGACGGACTCTTCCCGCGACTCGGTGCGCTTGTTTACATGATGGATCAAGTTCGAGCGCATCAGAGCAATCTGAAGACACTTCTCGCCAACGTGCAACTTGAGTACTCATCGACAGATGCTTGGATGATCGACGTTCTCTCCGGCAATATCGAAGCGCGAATCGCGGAAGCGGGAAACGTGCTGAACGACGTACGCTCAGCGGCAGAGCGTACGATTCTTGAGATGTGCTTCGATGAAGCGAGCGATCCGGCGGCAACGAACACAATGGTTCGAAAGGACATCCGAGACGCTCTCATCTGGCTGATTCGTCAGATGGATGTCGACGCGCAATCGATCGACGGAACGACGATCTCGAAGTCGGCTCTTTCCGTTGGCGGATCGAACAACGGCAACGGCAAGTTTTACTATTTGTTCGAGGCTCCGAACATTCTGCTTGGCTCGACGAATGACTGGCCAAACATTCGCACGGAAGTTCTCGAAGCGCGATGCATTCAAGACGCAACGTCTGGCGCGATCTCGCGCGGCTCTGAGATCTTCGAGATTCGCGGACAGCCTGCTTACACGGGCCTCGACTACCGATTCCCCGGTGGAAGCGGAACGCTCATGCGTTTGACGACTGCTTGCGCGAGCGTCGACAACGGCATTCCGGGACAGAACATCCTGCACAATTCCGACTTCGAGGATCAGACGTCGAATCTCTCTGATCGCTTCACGGTCGTGAGCGGAGCGGCAGGCACGGAATTTCTCACGGAGACGACGGCGGCAAATGTCTTCCGAGGATCAAGCGCGATCAAACTCGCGGTGACAGGATCGACGTTCAACATTCGCCAGAGGCTCGCGGATTTCGATGGCACTCTCGGCAGGCTCACGCCGGATCGGCCCTACATCCTCGCCGTCGCAATCAAGAAGGACACGACGGCAACCGGGACGCTCCGCCTCTCGGTGAAGGACGCTTCTGGAAATATCATCAACGGCGGAAGTTTCTTGTTATCGCAATCAATCGCGGCAACAACGACTTCGTACGTGATCTATGCAACTCAGTTGCGCTCTCCGCGCATCGTGCCGAGCGAGTTGTATTTCCACATCGAGACGACGACGGCAATCGCGACGGATGCCGTATACATAGACGAAATCGTTTTCGCGGAGATGATGCCGATCGCAAATGGTGGGCCTTCGCTCGCGATCGTTGCAGGCTCGACGAACTGGAGCGCGGACGACAACGCTCGATACACATTCACGAACAACGGCGAAGGCGCGTTTGCTACGGCGTTCGATCGCTTGTTCGATATGTACGGGAAGGGCCTGAGCATTCCTGCGAACTATGTCGGCAGCGAGACGATCTCTGACTCTCTGATCGCTTGATGAGATCTCCGAGGATCGCTGCTCTGGCTTGCGCGACAAGGAAGCGGAGATCGTCTTCTTCGGCGAGATCAACGGCGAGCGTGTAGAGATCGAGCGTTTCCCAAGTCGGCGAGAGGATCGAGCGACATCGGAGCGCGGATCGATCGGAGTTGCCTCGCGTGACCGCGAAGGAAAGCACCGTCTCGACGTGTGCTTGGACGCGACGAGATTCGAGTTTGTGGAGACTTCTCGGATTTTTTCTCGACATCTCCTTCATTCTTCCGATATAGTGTCCGCAAGCGGACATGGTGTCCGCAGAAACAGGAGACACAATGACAGCAATGATCGTATCGGAGGCCGCGAAGTCGGCCAGTTCTCAACTCGCCATTGCCGGAACAAAGGCCTTGGAGGCGTACATCGCCGCAGGCGACATCGGCAAACTCGGGCCGGAGCAGCGGATCGCGCTCTATCGAGCCGTCTGTGATTCGCTCGGTTTGAATCCGCTCACTCAGCCGTTTCAGTATCTCACGCTCTCGGGGAAGACGATCTTGTACGCGACGAAATCCGCGACCGAGCAGTTGCGCTCGATCCACGGAGTTTCGGTCGTTCGAATGGAACGCGAGATCATCGGAGACATTCTGACCGTGACGGTCGCCGTGACCGAGCGAACAGGCCGCGAGGATATCTCGACTGGCTCCGTGAGCCTCGCCGGATTGAAAGGCGAGAACTTGAGCAATGCTCACATGAAGGCCGAGACAAAGGCGAAGCGTCGCGCGACCTTGAGCATCTGCGGCCTTGCCGTCCTCGATGAAACCGAGGTCGACTCGATCGCCGGAGCGCAGGCCGTCTCGGTGCAGGAGTTCCACTCTGAGCCGAAGAAGGCCGCGAAGCCAACACGCGAGGAGCGCAGGAAGGATCTCGACGAACTCACGAATCCGACTCCGATCGCGGATCGAGTTCCCGAGGTCGTCGCCGAGGATTGCATCACGATCCTCGCTCGCTCGCCGATCGGGGTAGTCGAGGGCAAGTCAGGTCGCCGCGTCTGGCGAATCGACCAAGAGGATCAACCGCTCCCGATCGCCGTTCTCTCCGAGGAAATCGCCTCGGGACTGGAAGCGAATCAGGCGTTCAGCGTCAATACGCGCGTCCGAGTCAAGGCGCGAGCCAACGGAGGATTCGAGGTCGTCGAGATCATTGGGGATGCGCCATGAGCGGAGAGATCGTCGGCTCGGCAAGCCTTCGATCGCAGATCGGGATCGCGGCGGAAGATCCGAAGATCTTCCGTCCGATCTCGGTCGCGGAGGCTCTGGAGGTCGCGCGAATCATCAAGGCAGACGAGACGATCGAGGAGGACATCCGCGACGTGATTGAGGTCGGAATCCCGCTCGATCTCATGCCTGCTCACTTGACTCCGAAGAAGGAGATTCTCGCCGAGGCTTTGCGCGTGAGCGTCCGGACGATCCGCAGGCGAGAACTCGCTTGGGAACTATGCGACCAGAGGATTCGATTCGATCTTGTGCATCGAGCGAGTCGCCTTGTGTTCGCGAATCGCGGATCGAGACTTTGATTCTACCTCTGGCCTGTCGTGCGACGTTCGCGGCAGGCTTTTTCACAATCTTCGGAAATTTCGAAGTTTCACCC